AGAGACATCCCATCTCAATCTCCACTCTTTTGGATTTTGATTAAGTCCAAAACGTAAAACTTGTGTGTAACCGTCTCCCATCTGAACTTGCTGAAGCTTTGGCATACTGTTTGAAGATGCCCCGTATTTTGGAGTGATTGAAGGAAATGTTGCCATTAGCGTGTACCTGCTAAGAGTCCTCCGGGTCGTTGTTGATTAACAATTTCAGTTTGAACTGCTGCTGCCAATATACTTCCAAGTTGTTCAGCTTGCCCTGCATCTCCTGCAACAGACGAACCAGTTGCATCTACATTAACTACCACATTTGCTCCTCCCATCTCGTGATTCGGGATTATTGTTCCTGCGGAATCTGGCACGAATAATTCTGGGCCTCTTTCTCCTACAATCGAAGGTCTACCTTTAGGCGGTCTTCCTCCATTAGCAAATCCAAAGAATTTCTTGGCTCCTGGTAAACCTGAATTAGCTAATAAAGCTGAAACACCGTAATCCAGTAAGGCATTACTTATCTTTTTAAATACACTTGATGCTATTTCTCCTAGAGACTTAGTGCCATCAATAGCTGCTTGTATTGCATCCACTAATCCATCTTTTATTGTTGATCCTATGTTTTTATAAAGGTCGTTCAATCGTTCTATTGCTTTATACCTTTCTTCTGCCTTTGTGAGTTGATCGTTTTGTTGGTCTAAAAGTTTCTTATCTGCTTCAGCAATAGCTGTTCTTAACTCCTTTTCATTTTCTAGTAAAGCTTGTCTTTGCCCTGACCAACCACCAAATTCACGCCTGTTATCCTCTATATAACTTCTCTCATTTAAAAGTTCTTGTACTCTTGGATCTGTCATATCTTTTGCTCTCTTAAGCATACTGCCCCTACGTTCTTTCAAAAGTCCAGTCCAATTAAGAAATCCTGCTATAGCTGCTTGTATTCTTGTCATTAATTTTTGGAAGTCTTTCCCTACTCGATCCATATCCTTTCCAAATTTCTTTAGTGAATCTACTCCTTTTTGACCAACTATATCTGTCATATCTTTCATAACTTGTTCAAAGGCAGCCGCCTCACCTTCGTACTCTTTTATTAATGCTATCTCCTTCGCTCTAAATGAGTTTGCATTACCTGTAGCTGTTACTAAAGCATCTACATTTCTAGTGTAGGGACCCATTGCCTGACCCAATTCTTTAGTTGCGTTTACTGCTCCACCTATTGCTGAAATGGCAGCAGTAGCGGCAAGACCTCCTGCGAATCCTCCCATTTGACCGCCGTATTTAGCACCTAAACCACCACCTAAAGCACCTGCGGCTGCTGTGACTGGTCCTTGTCCAAATAACAGAGGAAATGCACCACTGATTGCCGCACTTTGCCAAACTTGTCCTTGTCTATAATCCTTTATTGCACCTAATCCTGGTCTTTTACTCTTACCGTAATTAACTCCCCCTGGTCCTACAAAATTAGTTTTTGCCATATTATTCCTCTTTCTATTTTCAGCAGTCATCTCTCTTTCCAACTCCAACATTCGCTTCATTCGCCTCAATTTCCTGGCTTCTAAACTCCCTATCTTATTTAAGTTTTGTATTCCTCTAGCATCAGCATTTAACATAGATGAGCTAGGTAATCCATAAGTACCTCCACCAGGCCCAACCTTTTTCCCTCTGTTTAAGTTTGTTATTCTTGTACCTATAGAACCAGCAGAGTCACCGAGGTTTCTAAGTTTTATAGCTATGTTTAACTCTTTCTGTCTTGCTACATTTAAAGCGTTTTGTCTAGCTAGTTTATCCTCTACCTTTCTAACTTCAAGACCTAATCTATCAACTATAACTTTACCTTTAGCCCATTCTTTATTAGTCTGTGCTTCTGTTAATTGCGCTAGAGAATAATAATCTTTCTGATTCTTTATTCTCAAATTAGACATATATTTACCTTTGTCTTCTAACCGTACAATCCTTGTATTTACTTTTTGCCTCTTAGACGCAAGAAGTAGTCTCTGCTTCTCATCAGCTATAAGATGCTTACCTATCTTCTCCCCTTCTTTATCTATCTTATTTTTCTTCTTGCTGCTAAGTACACCTTCCTTACCTATTCTTTTTACATCCTGATTTATCTTATCTACCTGCTGACTTACAGCTTTATGATTCAGTTCTATGTTTACTGAATATGTTGCCCCTGCCACAGCTATACCCAATAAATAAGATTAGTTTAGCGCATACCCTTTGTTCTAGCTCTAACTTGAGCGTCTTTGTACGCTTTCTCTTCTTCTTCGGCTCTAAGAGAAAAATATCCACTCCATCCGAGTAATTCTTGGAACGACATTCTTTCCCTGAGTTCTTTCAAGGTATAACCTAGCTTTTCCGCTATAAAAAATTGCAGGTTGAGGTAGTTATTCTTCTGTAGTTCCGCTTTTTACGGCATCTGGGTCAACCTCCTCCCCCGTTGATTGCATCTTTGTCATTATGTCCAGTAGTACACCTAAAGGCACTTCCCTTCTTAATCCTGGTCTGTCTGCATCTGTAAAGAGTCTATTACCAGCAGAATCTTGGGCTTTAGTGATAATTATTTGAAGAGCAAAATCCAAACTACCTTCATCATCACCCTTACCCATTGCCTTTAATGTACTGTTTATTGTGTCTCTATCTGCAATCGTGATGGGTGTCCAGAATATGTCTAGTATCAGTTCATCCCCCTTATAAATAGAGTATTTACTGCGTTCCTCGACACTGAAAGCCTTTTTTAATTTATCTAGCGCTGTTTTAGTTGCCATAAAAATTTAATCTACTTCTGTAGTATAGCTCAAATTACATAGCTGTAGGACGGTACTTAACACCCAACCCTATGGATGCTGGTCTAGCTTTTCTAAATTCACCCTTGCTTGTGTAGAAACCAGCTTTTTTAAACCCTTTATCTATATCTTTCAATAAAAACTTACCTCTACCATGTTGCAGATAAATCCAGAACCAATCAGGTGTGGGAGGTCTTGGAGTTATTTGTTTTACATTTCTAGCATGTTCTCCATATTCAATATCCTTACCCTCTAAATCTGGCATTGTTGCACCTTTTTTATTTACTACAAAACCTGCATAATTCATCATATTTCCTATGTAGATAGACCTTCCTAATTGAGTTAGGTGCCCCAATCTAGTAGGAGCTTTTCTAGGTGTCCGAGGAGGATAAGGATAATTTTGGCCTAAATTTCCAGGGGCTAGAGTGCTTCCACCTCCACCTAAAACCCTTTTAAGAGATGGAGATATAGGTTGATCGTCTATCTCCCAAGCTGTGTTAAACGATCCAGTCCACCAGGGACTTACATACTGAAGAGAGTAGTGAATTTCTGAAGCAGCAGTTGATATAGCCTCTTCTAAATCTACTTCTAGATCCTGTGCTAGGAACCTAATATCTCTAGCCATTTGCGGTAAATGTGCAGCTAACTACACCTATGTAATGGGTTTCCTTATCATCTTTTCTGACAGAAGTTGGACCCGCAATTTCTCTCACTTTTGGACTGACTTTGTGTGTATCTACATAAGTTGATTTATTCACATTGGTTAACCCTGTTATCAGTGATTCTGCTAACGCTGATGTCCTAGCAGAACCTTGATTAAATGGTACGTATATACCACAAGTTATTGTTGCCTCGTAGTAAGTTACGGCATCACCTTGAGGCTGCATTGTCGCTTGCTCAAAGTCAATACTTACCATTAAAAATTCTTGATTTGGGGCTGTGTCATCTAAAGGAACATTGTCATACAGAATATTTAGCCTTGGGTGATCATTAAGGACAGCATCCTCTATAGCATCTTCGATAGCTGCCCTAGCTTTTACGAGAGTCATTAGAACATCACCTCAATAATGTAAAGATAGTTTTGACCGCCTCCATAGGTCACTATATTCTCTATCTTTGCCACAACTTCTGCTCCCTCAAAAGTAATAAGAATTTCGTCAGATAATTTAGGCTGACTGTTACCTATGATTGATGGATCTATATAGACGGTGGCTTTATTTACCTGTCTGCCACTTTGTAAAGTTGATTCAATTACTTCTATAGGTGCTGTTATATCCGTGTAAGTAGTGAAAGACGCTTTAATTTCACCTGTATTTCTATTGTATGTTCCTACATTTTTTACTTTGTAGGTTATTTTTGTGTCTAGGGCAGCACCTAAGTCTGCCACTATGTTTTTAGCTGCTGATCGTAAAAGAGTGTCTAGTGATCCTGCCATAATTAACCTCTAACTACTCTGACTTGGTAGCTACCTGAACCACCAAGACAGTATGCACCAAGATAGGACTGAAGCCAGGGATAAACATCAAATACGTTATTAATCGTTCCAACGCCTTGACTGTCAGTGTTGTATTTGACTTCTATTCCTCCCATCTTTACTTCTTCATAAGTTCCATCAGTGCCTTTATTTCCTGTAATAGCGTCTGTCTCATTTGCCAACGCTCTTGCAAGTTCATACTGGGCATATTTGATGCTGTTGGGAATGGCTGTGCAGACAAGCTCAACATCATCGACTGTGTAATTATTTCGGGGCCACTTAAGGGCTTGATCTTCATCACATCTGTCGCCTAAATAGTTCAGGCTATCTATCCACCTACAAGCAGAAATTAAAGCTCTATTCTTTTGATCGTCTGTCTTGTTTGTCCAGGTTGAAGAGTCTGGAACAGTTTCAAAATAGCTATTAGCGTCCGCCAAAGTAACGTAGCTATTGGAAGACGCTCCCTTTAGCGTGGCAGAGATTGTTGCAGCCACAATAAAATTAATACATTTCTTCTTTATTGTAGCGTCATAAAAAACCCCCACCAAATAAATGATGAGGGCTTTTCGACTTCTCTCCGAATTAAGTATAAATCAAAGAGTTGAAGTGTCTAGAGGAGTGTTGACTGTCAACTGAACCATAGGAATTAGGTCTGCATCATAAGTTGCAGTCCAGTTGTCCTTATTACCAAGAACACTATTGGTTGGGTTGTCAGCAGCATTGCCCCACTTAGTACCCATTACGTGATAGCAAGTGTGGTAATCAACTGATAGAACATCCTGCTTAGACAAGATATTACGATCAGCTTCAATGCGTAGATCTTGCTGAACACCTTCAAGGATTGTTCCAGACTTAACCAAGTAGCAGTAGTACTCCTTGATATGAC